TGAAGACGACTACCAATTCAACCTCAAAGCTCTAAGGGATCAGCTGGTGATCGAGGCCGCGAAGTACCCGCTGCTGCCCGGGCTGCTATACACCTCAGCCTTCGACTTCATCGCGCAGCACGGCGTCGGCTACAAGCCGGTTCCGTGGCGGCTGGGAGCCTCGGCGGTGGGCGTCCAGAAGCAGTGCTACGGCAACGCTATAGCCAACACCGGGAAGTACAAACTCAGGTACATCGAGGGATTCGCTCTGGCGCCTACCGGAGACGTCATCCTGCACGGTTGGAACGCCTGGCCGAACGGGGAACTGCTGGACTCGACGTGGGCCAACACCGGGCTCTGCTACATCGGGGTGGAGTTCAGCCTGGAACGCGCTGACGACGCTACGTGGAACGGTGACGCGCACATCATCAACGACGAGAACCGCAACTATCCGATCTTCCAGCAACGTTGGGAGGGCGAAGACTTCAGCCGGGTGTGGCCGGACAACGACCGGCTGCAAGCGTACCGGCGCTGGCGCAAAACCGGGCAGTACATCACTCCTCCCTCGGTGGTAGGAACGACGAGCGGGAGAAGGGCAGGGAGTTACAGGCCAACGAACTGAAGCCCAAGACGGTGATCCTACTGCAATCCTCGAAGCGCCCGAACGACTATGCCACGCTGTGGGTGTCTAACGTGGGTCAGGACTTCGTGGCGTTCCTGGCGGGAGAGTTGAAGGTGGTATTGCTCTGCAGTATCCGCGAGGACGGAGCCATAGTGGACGACGCCGGCACGGTGCTGCGGGTGTATGAGTATTTGGGAGAGGTCTGATGGTGAAGTTTCGGGAGCACAGAGGCGGCTTGGCCGAGTCGATGGCTACGCTGGTCAACTGCGACGGCCGGGCCGCGCTGGTGACCCACATCCAGCATCTGCTTGAATGCTATGGCCTCAAGGTTACGGACAGCGACGTAAAGGTGACGATCTACGGAACGAGCGGAGATGCGCGCATCGGGTGGGAGAAGGTGTACGTGGTCACGGTGCAGGGATACGGCGTAATCGGCTTCGCCGATTCACCCTGCTAGAGCGCATAATGGCGGTGCCACCCGTTTGCTGGCGGGCGGCCTTCTTTGCCATGAATACCTTTCTTCTTCGCGGGCTCCGGTTTCCGGAGCCCAGCTTTTTCGTGCTAATATTCTGACGTTATGGCAGACGCCTATCCCCTATCCTGGCCACAGGGTCAGCCCCGAGCAAGCAGGCGGCGCGCTTCGAAGTTCAAGACCGCAACCACCAAGGCTGTGGCCCTGCTCCGTGGAGAGCTAAGCCGTCTCGGGGTAACCGGCATCGTGGTATCCACCAACGTTCCCCTCAAGAGCGATGGCACCATTCGCATGGACCGGGAACCGCTCGATCCCGGAGTGGCCGTCTACTTCACCCGTAACGACCAGCAAATGGTCTTCGCCTGCGACCAGTACGAAGACCTGCGCGACAACCTCATGGCCGTGGCCAAGACCATCGAGGCCATGCGCGGGATCGAGCGTTGGGGTGCAGGCGAGATGATGGACCGCGCCTTTTCCGGTTTCAAGGCCCTGCCGGCGACGGCGGGTCAGGGCGAGGACTGCTGGAAGGTGCTGGAACTGCCTCCGATGAGCGAGTCCCGCATGGTGCAGCTGTCGCACCGGGACATGCTGCGTAAGCTCCACGCGAACGGATCCAGCAGTGAAGCGTTCGCCCGGATCAATGTGGCGCGGGACGACGCGCTAAGGGCTCTTGCGGCGGCTGCTACGATTTAAGAATGAAGGTCCACGTTCATGGTCCTGATGGTGTGCGAACCCTTGACCTGGGGAGGCAGAGGGTTCGTCGTACCTGCGATTGCCCGAACTGCGGAGGGACCTGTGGCGGCGCAGACGATCATCACGTCAAGGGACTCATCACCAAGGTCGATGGCGGCCGCAAGCTGGTGGTCAAGGACTCCGCGCTTATGGTGGGGCAGAAGGTCGTTGCCGATGGCCGTGTCGTCGGCGTGAACTCCGGCGTAGCCGATATCGAGTTGACTGACCTCCGAGTGGTGTGACCGATGCTCGACGCCAAGCCCTCCGAGCGTCAGGTAGCCGCCACGAAGCAGCGGGTGGCCAAGGAGCGGTTTCGTAAGGCACAGATGGCCGAGCGCAAGTACGAGCGCCAACTGGTCGCTGTAGGCCGCGAGGTGGGCAAGATCGTAGACCGCTTCACCAAGGAAGACCCGCTGGGTAGCCTGGCCGAGCTGGAGGCTGCGCTGGCGAAGTATTCCACCGTCATCGAGCCGTGGGCTGCGGCGGTGACCAAGCGGATGCACGACGAGGTAGCCTGGCGCAACCTCACCTCATGGCGCAAGATGGGCAAGGAGATTGGCCGCGGCCTGACGATGGAGCTTATGTCGGCGCCACACGGCCCCGCGTTTCACCAGCTGCTGGACAGCCAGGTCACGCTCATCCAGAGCCTCCCCATCGAAGCCGGGCGCAGGGTGCATCAGCTGACCACCAAGGCGCTCTTGGGCGGGAGCCGTGGCAGCATCGAAACCATCGCGGATGATATCTACGCCACCGGACACGTCACCATGAGCCGTGCGAGGCTCATAGCACGCACAGAGACCGCCCGTACAGCGTCGGTGCTGACTCAGGTAAGGGCTGAGTACGTCGGCTCGACAGGATACGTGTGGCGCACCATGCGCGACGATGTGGTGCGGGATGCGCATAAAGCTCTCGAAGGAACGGTGCATCGCTGGGACCGTCCTCCGGAGGCTGGCAGCGGTATGCGGTATCACCCTGGGCAGGGACCGAACTGCAGATGCTATGCAGACCCGATCCTCTCTTGATGCTCCTAAGCGGTTACTTGAAATCATTCTCGTTATGTGATAGCAGCAGCGCGAGTTAGAGCGAAGTCTAAAACTGACGCATTTCCGGAAACCGGAAATTTGAAAATGACCACTTGACACGCGACGAATAATTAAATCTAGGGGAGCTTCCCGGTGCGTCACTACACCACGCAGAAACTGGGACCGAATCGCGAGAAGACTCCCGAAGGTTTTCTCCTATGCCGCAATGTGCCTATAGCCCGCACCGGAGTTCAGCTTTACGGTCCCGGCGAAACTCCGATCTCGGATGGCGGCACCGGCAGGATTCAGGTTCATCGCCGGCCGGAAGACGTGTTCCGGAATATCACGATGGAGAGCTTCAACGGGAAGCCGGTGACTCTCGACCATCCCGGCATGGACGTAACGCCGGAAAACTGGAAGGAATTGGCGGTGGGGTTTGTCTTGGACACTCGCCGCGGTCAGGGCATGGAAGACGATCTCCTGCTGGCCGACATGCTGATCACCGACAGTGAAGCGATCAGAGCGGTTTTGGAAGACGGGCTTGACGAAGTGAGTTGTGGGTACGACGCGGAGTACGAGGAAGAGGTCCCCGGAATCGGGTACCAGGTCGGAATCCTCGGAAATCACGTCGCGCTGGTGGAGGCCGGACGTTGCGGTCACCGTTGCAGCATAAGGGATTCGGAGGATGGCATGAACAACACATCGAAAACCCTGCGGGAGCGAATCGTAGCTGCTTTCGCCGCCAAGGATGAAAAGGGGCTGACGGACGCGCTCGACGCGTTGCCGACTCCGGGTGCAGATGAGACGCACATTCACATCCACGCCGCCACCAACGACTCGGCCACGGCTACCGCCAAAGACGAGAAGAAGGACGAGAAGGAGACCAAGGACGAGGTGCTGACCTCCGACTCCGCTGTCCTTCAGGCCATCGCCGCTCTCGACACCAAAGTCTCCGGCCAGCTGGCCAGCTTCGCCGACCGCCTCAACAAGATGGAGGACGCCAAGAAGGACGAGGACGACGAAGACGACGAGGACGACGAAGAGGAAGAGGAGAAGACCAAGGACGCCGCCGATGGCGACGATGAGGAAGAGGGCAAAACCAAGGACGCCGCCGACTCGCAGGAAGAGGAAGAGCTTGCCATCGAGCGCGCCATGAACCCCGCCGTCGATTCCACCCGCGAACAGGTCGAACCCACCAAGGCGAAGGACTCCCGCTATCTGGAGCATGCCATCTCCGAAACCCTCGCTGCCGCTGAGATCCTGTCTCCCGGCATCAGCTTCCCCACCTTCGACCAGGCGCATGCCCCAGCGAAGACCACGGCTACGCTGGACTCGCTGCGCCGCAAGTCGCTGCTGTTGGCTTCATCGACCCCGATGGGGGCGGCTGTCATAGCAGAGCTGCGTGGCGGGCGTCCGCTCACTGGCAAGTCGCTCAAGAAAATGTCGGCGAAGGACGTTCGTACCCTCTTCCGTGCCGCTTCCGGGCACATGAAGCTGCACAACCGGTCCCAGCACGACAACAAGAGTTTGAACGTGTCGGTCCCGAAGGGGCCTGTCACGATCGCTGATATCAACCGCCGCAACCGCGAGTTTTGGGGAGAGCGGGTTGGTTAATCAAAAGGAGCCGCACATGAACATCCGAGGATTTTTCAATCTCTTCCCGTGCTTCCGCCGTAAGCCCGCCACGCGCAAGCTCCCCGGTCGCTGGAAGGTGCGCGATGCCTCCTTCCCGATGGCGCTGACCTATCGCATGAACGGGCTGTTCCCCGGCACGGTCACACGCACTCACCCGCAGTGGATCGAGCCCTGCCTGAAGCATGCGGCCGCCGCTCCTATCGTTCCTGGCATGGCGGTCATGGTGATTCAGGGCGACAACAGCGTGGCTCCGGTCGACGGCACCTGGACGACAGGTTTCATCTATGGCGTCGCAGTGCGCTCCTACCCGGTCCAGAACGTCATCATCAACGGTGACGGATCGACCGTGACCTCTACTCCCGAGGTGGACATTCTGCGCGAGGGCTACATCGGGGTCGCCGTGGTTGGGGTTCCTTCCAAGCTGGGCCTTGCCTACATCTGGACGGCCGCCACCTCCGGTCCGCACACCCAGGGCGGGTTCGAGGCTGCGGCTTCGGGAGCGAACACCGCGCTCATCACCAACGCCAAGTTCAACGGACCCCCGGACGCGCAGGGCAATGCCGAGCTGGTCGTCAACATCCCGGCCACCTAGGACCGCATTTCCGGAAACCGGAAACGCATTTCGTAGTGAGGAGAGTCAACATGTTCACCTTCGATACAGCACGACGCACCAATGACGCTGTCGGAGTCCCGATGGGACAGCGTTTCCGTACCCACGACGGTCGCTGGGTGGACTCTACCGGGTCTTTCCTCGTTGGCGAACTCGAGCGTCTTGATCCGACGTTTCACGAACCGCTGGTAGACGTCTCGTGGTCGCGTGATATCGACCTGCGCGAAGACGTCACTATCGGCGACGAGTTTTCCAGCTTCTCTCAGAGCGCCTTCTCCTCCCCTGGCTCTTTGGGAACCGGCCACGGCATCGGCACCGGTAAGGCGTGGATCGGCAAGGAGACCACGCAGATCGTCGCCGTTGACCTCAACATCAACAAGATCGGCGGACCGCTCACCCTGTGGGGCCAAGAGCTCAAGTACACCATTCCTGAGCTTGAGAGCGCCATTCGGCTGGGCCGCCCTGTCGATCAACAGAAAATCGACGTCATCAACCTGAAGCATCAAATGGACATTGACGAGCAGGTATATATCGGGGACCTCTCGCTCAACCAGCCTGGCTTGCTCACCTCTCCCGCGGTCATGAAGACCAACTTCAACGCCACGGCGAATCCCGGTGGCGGGACGCAGTGGGCGAAGAAGACTCCGGACGAGATTCTGGCCGACTTCAATCTGGCCATTACCACGACCTGGGCGAACTCTGGTTGGAAGCTCCTGCCGACCCGCGTGGGCATTCCCCCCGCGCAGTACGGCTACATCACGATGGCCAAAGTCGCTACGGCCTCGGGCCTCGTCTCCATCAAGCGGTACATCGAGGAGAACAACCTGTCGACGCAGAACGGCGCGGGAGCTCTGATGATCGTGCCCATGAAGTGGGCGATCGGGGCTGGGCAGGGCGGTGTGCTGGGTCAGACCGGCACCGTCGACCGCATGGTGGTTTACACCAAGGACTACAAGCGGGTCCGCTTCCCCATGACGCCTCTGCAGCGTACCCCGTTGCAGTACGAGGGCATCTACCATAAGGCGACGTATTATTGCCGCCTCGGTCAGATTGAAATTGTCTATCCCAACACCATCAGCTATTGGGACGGGCTCTAATCGGGCGGACGTTTCCGGAAACCGGAAATTGGTGCGTGTGTATGGAGGATGGTCATGAACCAAGAGAAGCAGAATCAAAAGCCCAAGAGTGCCGACGAAACCGTGAAAGATGCCGAAGCTGGCGGTAGGTCCGGTAGGGAGACGAACTTCGGTGATGATCCCGAGGAGTCCAAGGAGCGGCGGGAGCATGAATTAGGCGAAAAGCCCAAGGAGCGCAACCCCGGCGAGGAAGTGTACGACCCCGCGAGCAACCCGAACATTCAGGGCCAGCCTTCGAATCAGGGCAACACGGTGGAGATGACAGCGACCGATATCATCACCAACGCCCAGGCCGAGGCTGCTGGACAGGACCCACCCATAGAGCCGCCGCAGAACGTAGGGTCGCCTGCAGCTGCGGGCTATCTCAGTCCGGAAGCGGCGCTGGCCAAGTTCGGCGGCGACGGCGTTAGGATGAACTTCCCCTCTTCCATCGTCTACCTGAACACTGACCACGGCATCGTGGCTTACCCGCAGGGCATCCACGAGGTCCCAAAGAAACTGGCGAGCCATGCCTACCTGAAGTCCAGCGGCGTCACTGAGGTCAAAGATCCTCCGGCGCACCAGCTGGACCCGGCGCAGCCTGGCAACGCTCCCAAGACGGCTCCGGCCAAGAAGTAGCCCATGTGGTTTATACCGCCCAACCCGAACCCCGTACCTGTCCCGACGACTCCGGAAGAGTTTCGGGAGACCTGCCCGGCCTTCGCCAGTACGACTATGTTTCCGGACGAGTGGGTGCAGTTCTGGCTGGACGCTGCTGGCCTGTTTCTGGTGCCTCACCGCTGGCGCTCTGCGCTGGGGGTGGGGACCACCCTCTGGACCCAGCACAACCTGGCTCTACAGGCGATGCAGCAGGTCGGCCTCGGGGGAAACCCGAACGCCATTCCGGGCATGCAGGGCATGGGCCTCGTCACCGAAGAGGCGGTTGCTGCGGTCAGCGTTGCCTACGATCAGACCATCGGTTCCGAGGC